AATCATCACGTGTGTATTTGGAACAATCGCATCAGGTGACACGATCTACACAGCGGAGGGATACATTGCATCCATCGAGCAATCGGCAGAAATGGAAGCAGCGGTGACATTCAGCGGATCAATCACATTGACAGGCGCAATCGTAAAATCAGTAAACGCATAATTTGCTGATTCAGTAATACATTCCCCTGCATCGGTAAAATGGTGCAGGGGTTCAGAGTTTATCACCTAATCAAACACAAAATGGAAGTCAATCAAAAAAGGGGCTATTGTCAATTGAATATTGGCGGTAAAAATCGCACCCTGCATTTTTCAATGAATTTTTGGGCAGCCTTTGAACAGGCATCAGGATTCAGCATTTCAGAGATCGATAAGGTTTTTGGAGGCGGTTTGTCATTATCATCAATGCGTGCGTTGGTTTATTCCGGCCTATTAGCATACGATCAGGAAAAAGGCAATCAGGTAGATTACACGATTTATTCTGTTGGGGATTGGATGGAAGATGTAAATCAGGATCAATTGACATTGATTGTTGAAACATTAATGCAATCGCGTATTTTAGGCAATGACCTAAATGCAGGTGTGCGCAGGAACGTTGAGAAATCCACAAAAAACCCAAAGCAGATCAAGCCCTAACATGGGATCGAATGCTTGATTTTTATATCGGTCAGGCAGGTATTCCACCGGATCAGTTTTGGCGCAACACATGGAAAGAAAATGCGTTGTTGGGGGAATCATGGAGTGTTTCAATAAACCTGCATTGGGAAATGCACAGGTTTACAAGCACAATGATCATTAATTCACAAGCTAAAAAACGTTCTCAATTGATAACACCTGATAAATTATTCCCATTGCCACAGGATGTGTATTTAGAGAAAGGAAAACCGAAATCAACACCGGAACAATTCAAGGCATTTTTAGATCAAATTGAAAAAAGTCAATCCAAATAATGGGTTGGCTTTTTTTTTAACTTTACATCATGGCAAATGAATTGAAAGTAAATATAACAGGTGATGCATCAGGATTAAATGATGCATTATCGAGCGCAGACAAGAATTTAAAAGATTTTGGCAAATCTGCATCAGATATTGGAAAATCAATGTCTTTATATATCACAGCACCTTTGGTTTTAGCCGGTGGCGCAGCGATTAAATTGGCATCTGATTTCAATGAATCGATGAACAAAGTGGATGTTTCATTCAAAAGTTCAGCGGCAGAGGTTCAGGCATTCGCAAAAACAGCATTAACATCATTCGGTATTGCAGAAGGTACGGCATTAGATATGGCCGCATTATTTGGGGATATGGCAACCGGAATGGGAGTTGCAACAGGTGATGCCGCAAAACTTTCAACATCATTGGTTGGATTAGCCGGTGATTTAGCATCATTCAAAAACATTGGGATTGATCAGGTACAAACAGCATTAGCCGGAATCTTTACAGGTGAAACCGAATCATTAAAACGATTAGGAATCGTAATGACAGAGGCCAATGTAAAGGCATACGCATTTTCAACAGGAATCAAAAAATCCTATGATGAAATGACACAGGCCGAAAAGGTCATGTTGCGTTATAATTACGTTTTATCAGTCACAAAGAATGCGCATGGTGATTTTGAACGCACAGGAGGCGGAGCAGCCAATCAGATGCGTATGTTTAGTGAATCATTGAAACAAGTTGGTGCGCAATTTGGGCAAACCGTATTGCCTTATGTTACGGCTGCATTTAAAGCAATGAACAGCCTGATGGTTTCAATTTCACAAACATCAACAGCAACAAAAACAATAATTTTTGCATTAGGCGGATTTGCTGCGGCAATTGGCCCTGTTTTAATTGCGGTTGGATTCCTTTCAACAAATATGGTGACAGGATTTAATGCAGCAACAAAGGCGGTCAAATTATTATGGACAACAATGCTTGCAAATCCAATGGTTGCAATTATATCAATCGTTACAGCATTGACCGGTGCATATTTATTGCAAATGGGTGTATTTAAGGAATTGACAAATGTTCAAAAAGAAGTCAATAACCTAAAAGAAGAATCCGTAAATGCAACAAAAAGAGAGGAAAACGAATTGCAACGATTGGTTAAATTGGCGCAAAATCAAAACGTTTCATTATCTGAAAGAGAAAAGGCAATCAAAGCCATTAATGCAATATCACCTGAATATTTAAAAGGGATCACATTAGAAACAATTGGCACAGATGGTGCCAAAAAATCAATGGATCAATACATTGGATCATTACGACAAAAGGCAATGACAATGGCGGCAAATACTAAAATTCAGGAATTAACAACCAAAAAATTGGCATTGCAAACAGGCGAAGCAGATGCAGGATCATCCGTAATGGGTGCATTAGCAATTGCGTATGGTGTTGCAACAAATAATGGTAATTTATTGGCCAAAGGAACGGTTGATCGTGCCAAAAGAACAGAAACAGAAATAAAAAGCATTGATAAACTTATTGAAACGTATGCCAAAATGGGCAATATTGATTTGAATAAAGTTGAATCAGCAACAAGCACAGGAACACAAACGGCAACAGGTGCGCCAAAAGCAGCAAAAAAAGCCGGAAAAGATCCGGAAATAGAGGCAAAAAAGAAAGCATTTGAAGAAAGCAACAAATATTTTGCAGGTGAATTTGATAAACTTTCAGCCTTAAAAAATAAAGTTGATAAAGAAGATCAGGCAGCAGCAGATGCAGCAGCAACAAAGTATTTGACAGATCGCCAAAAAGAGGTTGGGGATTTGGCATCAGTTTATGATCAACAAATAAACGAACGTAATAGACTGCATCAAAGCACAACAGCAATTGACGAAAAAAATCAATCTGATAAAACTGCAATGCAAGCTAAATTTGATGCAGAGGATTTGGCAGCAATGTCAGCCAATTTTGAAGAGCAGGTACAAGTGATGAATAAATTTGCCGAACAAGACACAAAAGCGGCAACAGAAACATTGGCTGCAAATATGGAAAAAACAAAAGCCATAATAAATGCAATAGGTGAGGCGGTAGGTTCTGTATTTTCAGGTTTAGGAAATGCAATTGTAGATTCAATGGGATTGGCATCATCAGGTTTAGAAGGTTTTGCAGGTTCAATGATGAAAACATTGGTTCAATTAGGGGCAATGATTGTTCAGCAATTAGCCATGAACCTTGCATCATCTTTGGGTTGGGTTACACAATCGGCAGCGCAATCAGGAGCAGCCACCGGGCCATTGGCGGTATTTACAACACCGGCATTTATTGCAACGGCAGTTGGTGGGGTATTATCAGCATTTGCAGCCATTCCAAAATTTGCCGCAGGTGGTATTGTTTCGGGGCCAACAATGGGTTTGATGGGTGAATATCCGGGCGCAAAATCGAATCCGGAAGTAATTGCGCCATTGAGTAAATTGCAAAATATGTTAGACACAGGCAATGGCGGAGGCGGTGCAATGTCAGGTGAATTTGTGTTAAGAGGTCAGGATTTAGTGGTGGCATTACAACGTGCAGAAAAACAACGCAACAGAATAGGATAAAAATATGGCATACGGTGTAAAATATCGTTTGGAATTTGCCGACATTAAAGGCAACAAACGAAAGGTGGAAATATTTAAAAATGGATATTCAGGTGCCGTTTTGCCAATGGTTGGCACATCAGAGCCGGTTGAAATTGAGTGGAAGGCAGAGGAAGATTTATACGAGCCATTGATTGGATCATTATGCAAGTTGAATTTGATGGTTACAGATGATGTCACCTATGATGATTTTTATTTGTACGATGAAAGGGAATACAAAGTGGTGATTTATTGGGAATCATCAGCCGGTAATTATTCTACATTTTGGTCAGGATGGGTTGTAAATGATTTATATTCACAGGCATTGGTTTCAACACCATATTCATTATCAATTACAGCCACAGACAATTTAGGTCAATTAGATGGGTACGATACATGGATGCCGGCCGTTGGTGTGGATAATCAAACCCTATGGAAATTCATGTACAATGGTTTAGCCAATTTGCAATTGGATTATGACATTTATATTAGCAATGATTTAAGGATTTCAACCGATACAGCATGGAAAAACATCTTTGATCAGATCACCATTAGAAAAGTTGGATTTTACAATAATAAATACATTATAAATGATGCAAAAATGACATTGCGTTCAATATTACTTGGATTCAATTGTCGTATTTTCCAATCGTTTGGCCGTTGGTATATTATCAATAATTCATCTTATGGTGATCAACGAATTATCGCAGGCATACAGGCCGGAACATATACCGGTGCCGGCATTTTAACAGCCAAACAAGGCTTTTTGAATGCAGGATCAGAGGACATCAAATATTGGATTTATAATGCCGCAGGTGTGGCGCAATCAGCCGTGACAACAAATATGTTGAAGGTTGTGCCAACAAATATGCAGCCAATTGGGCAAAATCTGTTTAGAACACCACGTAGGCCGGTCAAAAAATATCAGGAAATTGTTGATATTTCACAGCAACAAGAGGATTTGAATTTAAACGCATCGTTTGAATTTGGGTATGAAAATTGGGATACATTATTCGGAGCAGTTGGAACATTTGAGGCAAACCCATTTGCAGGCCGTAAGTCAATCAAATTTACAGGCACAAGTGCATTGGGTGTATATCAAACAAAATTGTTCACGGTTGGGGCAGCATCGGCCATTAAAGCCAATCAATATCAGGTTTTAATATCGGTTAATATTGACATCGGTGGATCGGATAACAGATTGCCGTGGTATTTACGCATCGAATATGCACCATCAACATATTGGTATTGGTCAAATACAAACAAAACATGGGGAACATCCGGATCAATTGTTTGGAATGAAACGGCCGTTGTTGGAGCAGGTAGATTTGAAACATTCAAATTTACAACAGCAAATGCACCGGATTCAGGCCAAATGGAATTGGGTTTTGCATTGCCTTATATAAATACAACCGGATCATACACAGGAATTTATTTAGATAACTGCGCAATTCGGAATATTGATAAGGATCAAAACGTGTATAAAGAAGCATGGTTCATTCGTGAGCAATCGGGTACATTTGTGACATCTGATGTTTTAGAACACAAAGATGTGGTGCAGGCTGATTTGGATTCCGTTGTATTTTCGGGGGCATTTACAGATAATAATGCATTTAAACGTGCGCAGGATGCCAACGGATTATTTTTAGAACAAATAGTCACACAGCAAAGATTAAACGATTTTAGGCAATATTCAATGCAATATGAAGGCGATTTATACAATATGGATCAGTATTCAATCATGACAATGGCGCATAAATTGTGGATTAAATTCAACACATTAACCGAAACAGATTCGGCCATTGTCGATTCAATCCGGGTTCAGTTGAAATCAAATGTGTACACGTGTCAATTTCACATTCCGAATAATTACACGGATGTGGCAAATACATACAGGGTATCGTATCAAGAATAATTTTGTTTTTCATAGATGGGTTTGATAGTGCGCATCCGTGCATTTTATAAGTGCATCGGATGTTGATTAGGGTGAATGCAAAATGGTCGTGGAATAATCTGCGGCCATTTTTGTTTTATTTAGTGGAATAACTAATTAGCAATTTGACTAATTTTATAAAAAAAACTACAAATGGGCAAAAAACACGATCAAATCAGAGATCATTTTTATTCATCACCATTAAATGTCAAAACCTTTTCAGAGAAATATTATGAAACATACGGATATGTAAGTGCCGAAAGATTCCGAAAGGTAATGAGGGTACACAACATTTTGATCCGTGAGCGCAACGTTTGGCAATTAGCCAATTTACCAAATTCAAAAATTGAATCAACAAATTTTGATGAATTAGACAATTTTGGGTTTGAAAATTCAATTGGTGAGGAATATTTGCCTACATCATTGCCTGATCATTTTAAGGTGATTGGCATCCTTTCAGATATACACGTTCCGTTCCATTCAATGGATGCATTGATATGTGCAATAAAGGAATTGAAGCGCAGAAACATCGATTGCCTGTATCTGAATGGAGACACATTCGATAATTATTCGATTTCCCGGCATCAGCGCGATCCCAATTTAAGGGATATGCCAAGAGAAATTGAAATGTGCAGAAATTTCATGCAAACCCTGCGAAGCAATTTTCCATTAATCCCTATTTATTTCAAGGCAGGGAATCATGAAAACAGGTATCAAAGATATTTAAACGAGCAGGCAGAGGAATTTGCGCAGTTGCACGAAATGCAATTTGAGCAATTTTTTAGATTGGATCATTTGGATATTAAATTTATACCTGATTGGCAGGGTGTATATATGGGTGATTTATTAGTAATTCACGGCCATGAGGGTTTCGGTGTGGGTGGAATTAATCCATCGCAGTCGCTATTTAATAAAATGTTCTGCAATACCCTGATGGGCCATGTGCATCGCCAAACCACCACAACAAGAAAAACAGGGTTTGGGCAATACATTCACACGTATTCCACCGGGTGTTTAACCACCACAGCACCAAAATATATGCCATTTAATCAGCACACACAGGGATTTGCAATTGTTGAAATCACAGATGGCAAATCAAAGGTTGATCTAATTGCAATAAAAGATGGCAAAATTGTGTAGATTTGCATGAATAAATAGGTTTAGTGATTCATAAGTTGTTGTAAAAAAAGGGCAAATCCATTGGGTTTTCCCTTTTTTGTTACACTATTTTTCCAATAGGTTTTTAATAGGTAACCTATTTTTTACCTATTTTTTACATATTTTTTGACCGTTAGATAAATAATTGGTATTTTTTTGCATTATTTTGTTTGAAATTGTTTGGATATATAAAATAAGGTGTTACATTTGAAGAACAAACAACAACAAAACATTAAAACGATGGAAATCACAATCAGCAAATCAACCAAAGAAAGCCGCATTGGCGAATTGATGGCCGTAAACAAACACAATGGCATCAAGCAAACAAAGGCCGAATTGAGAAAATTATCCTATGATCAGATCAATAATTTATTGATTAATGGATATGAAAAATTTGGAACAGGATTTAAAATGAAATTTAATTAATCTATAAACAACAACAATTATGTGGAATTTCTTAAAAACAATCGACAAAAACGACATCGCAGGTTTAGTAATCTGTTTGACCGTTATGGCAGTATGCGTGAAAATCATGTATATAATCGGGAACATCTAAACACTACGGCCATGATTTACAAAATCACATTCAAAGATTATGCAGGCTATTACACGGTGACAAAGAATTTTAATGACATCGATGAATTAGGCAAATACATCCAAAATGAGATGCAAAACTGCGGAGGCAAAGAAATAGGCACAGAGGAATTTGAATCAATTGAGGAAATGTTAAATAAAAGATATGCGGATAAAAATTAATCAATCAGAGTTGCAAAAATTAGTGGCTGATGACCTAAACAATCAAGGGATTCAGCCACCACGAAAAGACAAATGGGAACCACACAATGTGCAGATGGCCATTTCAAGAAAACTAAATTATCCCCTAATGTGGGAATCAATTAATCGAATTTCAAAACAATTATACGATGAATCAAAAATCAAATAATCCATTGGCCGATATACAGGCAAAATTGAAAGCACCCAAAGGGCAATTTAATTCATTTGGTAAATACCATTACAGATCGGCAGAGGATATTTTGGAGGCCGTTAAAAAGGTTGTGAATCCAATGGGGTTTTCAATAGTATTGACTGATCAAGTCAAAGAAGTTGGAGGCCGCATTTATGTGGAGGCAATCGCATCATTATTCAATGGTGAATTGGAATATAATTCAACCGGGTTTGCACGTGAAGAAGAAATCAAAAAGGGAATGGATGGATCACAGATCACAGGGGCTGCATCGAGTTATGCAAGAAAGTACGCATTAAACGGTTTATTTGCCATCGATGATACAAAGGATTCAGATGCAACAAATGATCACGGCAAATCGCAGGAATCGAAGCCACAGGCCAAAGCATCACCACCGGAACCATTAGAATTTGACATTGAATTTGGATATTTAATGGAACAGGTAAAAAAGGCAACAAATAACAATCAATTGATGGCCATTTGGAATACATTATCAACAGATGCAAAAGCCAATAAAGAAATTGTGCAGTTATTTAAACACAGAAAATCAGAGTTTTAACCCAAATAAATTTATATCTTATGAAAAATGAATTAATGGCCGTTGATGGTCAAATCCTAGAATTAAACAAAAAAGAAATTGCGCAGATGGCCGAAAACTTTATGGCCAACGCAGATTCAATTAATACCGTGAAATTAGCCGCACAATTGGCAAAATTCACGTTATTGTCATCCGAAATGGACAAACACCTTAAAGAGCATTTATTTGTTGATTTGCGCCAAAATAAAGATGGTAAATTAACGGCATACGGTGTGGATTTTTCAGAAATGGAAGGCGGTGTGAAATACGATTATTCCGAAACCGAATCATGGTGTAAATTGCAATTTGAAATTGACCGGTTAAAAGACAAACAAAAAGAGGTTGAGGCATTTTGCAAGGCATTAAAATCAAAGACAACAACATTGGATGAGGAATCCGGTGAATTGGCTGATTATTATCCACCATCGAAATCATCAACCACCACAATTAAAAAAATTATTAAATAAACAATCTAAATAAAAAATCAAATGGCACGTTTAATCAGCATTAAAATTGACCTTTCAAAAATCGACAAAGCACGCATTTATGAAAGTCAAAAGACAGGGGCAAAGTATTTGGACATTACAGGGGTATTGACCGACACACCTGATCAGTATGAAAACAATGGTTTTGTAAAGCAGAACACATCAAAAGAGGAACGTGAATCAGGGTTAAAAATGCCAATTATCGGCAATTTTAAGTTGCT